TGCGTGTCTAGTGGTGTGATAACGAAACCTCGTGCAGCTTGCCATTGTACTGTACCGTCACCACCAAATAGCCAGTTAAATAAACCGCCATGTACTTCTGTGTAACCTACGATAACGCTTACGTCAGGATACCATACAGCTACCATCTTTGGCAAGACAATAATAGCAAAGACTGCAGATAAAGCTATGATCCTACGTGTCCATGCAAAGTGTATGTCTTTACTGCCATGCTCTCTGGCTTCGTTGACTGCACCTATTAAAGCCTTTTGTTGTTCAGCTTTATTCTTAGCATTCTGTCCTATTAAAGACATAACTCCACCTAGTACGGTAGAGAAAAGCATTGTTATAAGTTCTAGTGGTAGTCCAAACATTACTTAGCACCTAATCCTTTTGGCCTAGCTTTTGGTCTGAGACTAAACATATTAAATATATCATTGGCATAATTTTTACGCTTACTAGTATGTTTTATTCCGGGTCTTAGATAATAATCCTGTACAAGCTCAGTTGCATCTTCTATGTTATCAATCTCTTTAAGTCTTTTTATTGTATTCTTTCCTATGTTTTCAATAGTTCCTTTTTGTGTATTAGTTAATTCTTCTTTGAGGTATCCATAGTTAGCCTCATACGAAGAAGGATCTAATCCATTTTCATCTGTCCATTTTTCATAAGCTTTTCGTCTTTCATCTGTCCACTGAGCAAAACCATAGCCACCTTTACTACCTTTAACAACAGGCTTATATTCTTGTAAAGATTTAAAGCCGTCTGTTTCTGTAGCTAAGTTACCAACAAAAGCAGAAGCTTGTATTCTTGTCAAATTAAAGTCTCTCATTAAATCATTAACTAATTTTATTGATGTATCTTTATATTCAAACTTTGGCTCTACTCCCCTTAACTTATTAGTGAAAGACCTCAACATATTTCTTAGTTCTTCCATTGTGTAGCCAGCATCTGTAGCCCCTTCAAGCATTTCTTTTGTAGCTGCATCCATAAATTCTGTACTGGTAGGATTAGTACCTAACCCAGAAGATTTTCTTCTAATGGGTATATCTATTACTGCACCTGAATCTATCTCATCTACTTTCTCTATATTGTTTATCTCTGCTAGTTCTTCAACAGTAGTACCTGTCATCTCAGCTATTTCAGATAAAGTATCACCATCTCTTATTGTGTAAGGTGCAGTAGGCTCCTCAGGTATAGGTAGCATTGCTTGTGACAATCCTCTAGTCAGAGGGTCCATGTTAGCTGGTGCTTCTGGTGACACAGATAGATCTGGCATATCTGTTCCACGTGTAAAGCCACGTCTTACACCAAACATATTTAGAGCAGGGTTGTTGTCACCAGATGGTAACGTAGGAGATGGGTAGCTTGGTGATACTTCCCCAAGGAAGGGCATACCAAAACGATACTGCTTCTTACCAGCATCCCCACCAAACGGTCCTATGCGTACAGTAGGATCATACCCACTAAACAGTGGCCCTTGATATACTCTCTTGCCATCAACTATCAAAGCTTCTGGTTCTTTAGCTCCAAATGACTTGAATAGATCTACAGTCTTTTCATATACTTTAGCTACAGTAGGTTTGTTTTCATACTCATCCCTGTTTGGATTGTTGTCCTGTCCACCACCAAAGCTAGGAGGCTTTGCCCCTATGCCTCTTGTTACTGCAGCATCTTCATTAGGATTATTACCACTGTACCCACTGCTTCTTGTTGATTTAGTAACATTCTTAGTAGTCTCACGAGAGCTACCGTACTGGTCATACATTTGTTTTTGTGTAAACTTAGGATCGTACATTGTTATACCTTTACTTAGGGAATGGTAGATACTTACCGATGATATAAGAGGCTGCACCTGTGACAAGCTCACCAACAAAATTACCAGCAGAAGTCTCAAGCAGTGATTGTGATTCACCATTTGCATCTATCTCTGCCTCTAGTATTTTTGTTATTCTGTCTCTCTCGCTTTCGCCAGACTGCCATGCCCATGCTAACAGATCACGCTCACGTTGTATAGCATTATTATACATTGTAGATGTGAGATTGTTAGCTACTAGTGCTGCATCTCTGTTAGCTTGGTTAGCTGCTGCGTTGGCTGCTGTAGTAATAGCTTGCGCCCATGCTGCGTTAGCTTGTGCAACTACAAGATGGTTCTGTGCATTGAACTGGTCACGTGCATTAGTTTGTGCAGTGTTGAACTGTGATACTGCATTAGTCTCACCTGCATTGAAACGGTTGATAGCGTTGATCTGCTCTGCGTTAAACCTCTGTACCTGCGAACCTAATCCTGCAAAGAATTGATCTGTCTGATTCTGGGATGAAGCATTGAACTGTCTTGAAGCATTTATTGCAGCACCATCACTGAGTATAGCTTGAGCAGTTTCCTGCGCTCTAAGAACTTGCATCTGCTGCTCATTACTTAGGTTAGTCAAGTCCATCTGTAAGAATGACTTAGCATTCTGCACGTTAGCCTGTTGTCTGTTGTTTAGGTTAGATAAGTCTATCTGTGACAATGTAGCTGCATCAGCTAAAACTTTACCCTGCCTAGCATCTAGGTTAGCTAGGTCTACAGTCTGTGCCATCCTAGCATTCTCTAATGCTATCTGCTGTTCTGCTGTAAAGTTTATGTTAGCTATCTCTGATATACGTGCTGCGTTTCTTACCTTGGCTTGAAACTCTTGGTCAAACTCCATGCCTAAGAAGCTGGCACGTTGTTCAGCATTCAGTAAAGCTACTTCTTGTTTGTTGGATGCATCTATCTGTGCAATAGGTAGTGCTGCTTCCATACCTGCCTGTACAATAGCCATACCTGCCATACTAGAAGCTGACAACCCACGTGCAGCCATAGCTGCTGATGCATTACGCATAGCTCCTGCAGCCCATGAGGGTGTGTTACCACCAGCAAAGTCCTGCATCAAAGTGTCTAGCTCTGTCTTTACAGATGCAGCTTGGTTCTTTGCTATAGTAGCATCTACCTGTGCCTGATCTACAGTAGAGCCAGAGACTAGCTGATCCTGTGATACCTGTAAAGGATTAGGAGCTTGTACTGTTTGTGGCGCTCCTATCTGTGCAGCCTGTAGCTGTAATGCTGCTGCTGTAAAAGGGTCCATTTGTGCAGGATCTACAATAGAGTCAGGACCAACCTGCCCTTGTGCTGCTAAGTAATTCTGTAAGGCTGTCTGTAATGCTTGTTGTGATTGATAAGCTTGATACTGCGCTGGTGACATAGCAGCAATTTCTTCTGCTGTTGCAGCCCCTGCTGCTGTTGCTACACCTGCCTGTGCTGCTGCACCTGCTTGTCCTGTACCATCTGCTATGAGTGCGTTTGGTCCACCATCTGCTGCTACAACTCCTGCTCTAGTTACCATAGCATTTGGATCTTCACCTATCTGTTTTGATAGGAGAGAACCACTTGGCATTTGTGTACCAGTTGGTCCTGTGTAGTTTACAGGAGTGCTTCCCGGTGTGACTGAGCCGTCAGGATTAACAGTTGTATTTCCAGCAGTAGGTATGTTTCCTGCACCACCTGTATTTGTTGATGTAATTACAGGAGAGGCTTGTCTTTGTGATCCACCGCTTGATCGTGATCCACTTGTTACAGGTACTGAGTTTGCTAAATTCGTGCCACGATACTTATCATCACTATCTCCAAGGTGACCAGACGCTCGTTTCATAGCATTATAATTAGCTACGGTTTTTTGAGCAGATCCTTTGGGTAAACTAGACCACTGTTGTGGTGTAAGTGCTTTAGTTCCTTTAGCTGCATTGATACGCTTACCCTCAACCATCTGTCTAGCTGCCATAGTGTACTTACCCATCTTAGCTGCTGCTGCAGGACTAGCTGCTAGGAAAGCATTGATAGACTTTTGATCACTAGGTCCATTATAGCCCAACGCTGGTAGTATCTTGTTTGTCATTGTCTCAGGCTTGAAACCCATAAATTTTTTAGCCATTTCTTATTTCCCTATTTGCATCCAAAGTGATGCGGCAATGAATGTTATTACTGCTACTGTTGACATCTTAACCATAGTTGACCACACACCTTTACGTGTATCACGCCATGCTTCTAGTAAGTTACGCATCTCTGTTATGTCTTTACGAGCATCATCATCGTGTAGTCCTACTTCACGCAATGCCATCTTAGCCCCACGCTTTGCTGCACGATCTAGCATAGCTTCTAATTCTTCTGGTGTGATGTTAGACATAACCAGACATGTCCTCGTTTGTTATATTTATAAATTTAGTTTCTTGAGAGTCAAAATAAGATTCTACTACTGCCCAGTTAGCATAGATTTTTCTCATGTCATTTACTTTTGTAGATACATCTTTTTCTGCTACTTCAGTAAAGTTATCACCACCTTGAATTGCATACACATTATATACAGTGTCAGCGTCACTCAATGCTTTTATTTGTGCATCATTTAAAGGATCACCTGTTTCCCAACCAATTACATCACCAGTAGATAGATGTATTGTTTTAGGGTTTATCATAGGCTTTACAACACACCAAGTAGTAGGCTTATTATCTAATGTATCTTTCATGTTTCTAACTGCAGCCTCAACATCCGTTACAGTTTTGTATGGTATCGTTGCGTAAAAGTATCTACTCATTATGTTGATCCGTATATTGTACCACTATTACTTAGTGTCCTTGAGGTTCCTGAAATTGCTGCTCCTCCAGTAGCCCCTATATTATATGGGTAAGCTACTCCAGCACCATTGCCTCCTGATGCTCCCCATCCACCACCTCCACCTCCAGTAGTCTGTCCTGGATAAGTAGAGTTAGGGCCATATCCTGCGTTACCTGCTGAACCACCTGATCCCCAATTAAGACCTGATGCAACAGAGTAGAAACGTCCACCTACGCCTGGAAGTATACGCCCACCACCACCTCCTGGATAAGCAAATTCACCACCACAGCCACCACCAGCACCTCCCCCATTAGTAATTACTGTAGTTCCATTAGGGTGTTTTCCATTATCTCCTACAGCGTTAAGAACACCACCGGGACTAAATGGGTATGTGTTCAGGCCTTTACCACCAATACCGCCGCCAGCACCACCGCCGCCGCCGCCATTATGGTCTTGTGGGTCACCACCATCCTGAGCATTAGCACCACCGCCACCGCCACCTGCAATGTAAGCACCAGAACTATTAGTTATAGTAACTCCAGAGGCTGTTACGTTAATAGCTGGGCCTCCTACACCCCTACCAAGACCGGGATAGTAACCACCAATCCCACCTTTACCAATAATTTTACCATCATTTATAACGGTACAAGCTATATCTATTGTTAACGCTGGGGTTGATGTACTATCTGACCACACCCACATATTAGAAGGTATACGTAGTGTACCACCAGACGATATGTAACTTGATGCAGTAATTTCTTTTAGTTGTACTTGTCCGTTGATCTGACTACCACCAGTAGGTAAGCTTGTCTCAGAAGACTGACCATAGTACTGTTGTATACTTTGCTGCCCATTATTTCCTACATCTATCAATGCACGAATGTCAGCATCATTTAAAGAACAGGTAGTGCCACTAGTACCACCCACTTCTACATGCATATCGTTTAAACTTATAGCACCACTAGCTTGTAGAGCCATTACTCACACTCACACTTTTTACACTTACACTTATTTAGTTCTTCTTTTAATTCTTTTACAGCTTCTATAAGTACACCAACTATGTTACCATATGCTACAGACAGATACTCACCCTCTTCCACAACCTCTGGCATAACTTGTTGCATCTCTTGAGCTATAACACCTGTACCACGCTGACCATCATTCAGTTCGCTTTTGTAGTTAAAAGTTACGCCACGCATCTGTAACACTTTATCTAGCGCACCTTCAATAGTCTCAACGTTTTCTTTTAGTCTTTCATCTGAGAAAGCTGTTACGTTACCTGTTGCAGTAAAGTTACCAGATAGGTTATTGCCATTGTTAGAAAGGTTACCTAGTCCTACTTCTGTAGGTGTATCAATAGTACAGGTAATAACACCAGTACCATTGTTGTAAGATATACCAGAACCTGCAGATACGGAGGCTCTTGCTCCACTAGTAACACCACTTCCTGTTAAGTTACCTGCTACACTTAGGTTACCTGCTATTGCAGCATTCTCATCTACAGTAAGTGTATCTGTTTTTACTGTGCCATCAAAGAAAGCATCTTTGTACTGTAGTGATGTTGTGCCTAAGTCTATTGCGTTAGTTGTTTTTGGTCTAAGTACAGATGCTGTAGCTACTATGTCTTGTGATGGACCTATAGTTTCAATACCTGCACCTTCTGCTGCAGTACCATCATGGTTATGACCAGTACTAGCATTGAATGCTGACTGTATCTGATTGTACTCATCGTTAAAATCATCAGCGTCAATAACACTTCCTGTAGCTATGTTAGCTGCTGCTTGTCTTGTATAACCTGCCATAATTACTGCCTATCGTTTTGTCTGTACTCAAGAATTGCCGTGTCAAGAGTAAAGGTTGGATTTGTTGAGTTATCTGTAATACGCATTGAAATTGTTTTGAATGACCCTACTAAGTTTTCTTTGTATATCTGATCTAGTACACCACCAAACTTTGCGCCACCGTATACAGCACCAGAAGTACCAAATAAGAATACACCACCACCTGCTGCTGCTGAAGATACTGTTATAGTAGGAGGCTGTACAATACTTGGATCATTACTTGAGTCAAAGTCTATCTTAAAGTTTAAGCTTAATGCCATAGTTCCTGTTGGCTGTGCATATAGTGTTAACTTGTACATAGTCTTACGTACTTGTGGATCTGTAATTGGCATGAAAGGTGATTCATATATTGACTCTATTGTACCACCATCAAAAGAATTACCTGAGTCCATCTTATAACAGAAGCCATCATCATTGCCAAACATAATAGTTTCTTGTGCGCCTGAGTATGTACTATCTGCTACGTTTACCTTTAGTCCTTTTGTTGTTGACCAAGCTATACCACTACCACCCTGTGCAATAAATTTAGTAGCTATTAAACCTGAAGCACTAGATGCTTGTACAGAAGGTATATATGCAAATAGTCTATACTGAGATTTACCTCTGACTAGTACAGAACAGAACACATCTGTCTGTGCTATAAACTCATTAGCATCTTTATAGATGTTATCAGAGGCTACGTCAAGAGCTAAATCACCAATACGGTCAGTAGCACTAAGTAAACGTATTCCATCAGGGGATAGGTAGGCTATGTCACCACCAAATTCCTGTATGCTATCTGGGTTGATACAACCTATTCTATCTGTGATAGGTTCTAACTTAAAGTCAGATGAAGTATTACCTACAAGCTTCTTAATTGTGTCTGTAGTAAAGATGATAAGCTGTTCACGAAAGCCTATCATACCTGTAACATCAAAGCCTACGTTTATTGTACCAGCACCATTACCTGTAGCAAAATCATTTACTGTGTTAGGTGCTGTAAAGAATATCTTACTGCCCTTAGAGTAGAAAGCATGGTTCTTGAATACTACAACATTCTCTGCACCCTGTACGTCTGTGCTATTTGATGAAGATAATTGTGTAGTACTACTACCACTAGCATTAAATATTATAGGATAACTTTTACTATCAACAAAGATTGTTTTATCTTCTTGAGTAAAGTTAAAGGATGCGTATCTTGCTTTTAAAGTATTAGTAGAAGAGCTTGTACCTACATGCGCCCAAGAAGTTCCTGTGCCATGATAGTATGCTGTTTTGTTTAGATCACCAGAGGCTAGTGTACCATAGGCTGCTACTGCAGCAGCATTAACTTTCCTAGCTACAACAACTCTGCCTGAAGATACAACCTTCATAGCCAAGACTTCACCTGTACCTGGAACTGCTGTGGTACTAAACTTGCTATAACCTTTTAGCTTACTGTAACCACCCTCTCTGTCAGACTCAAAGTTCTGTAGTATAGTAGCAGAGCCTACAGCATTAGTACCCTGTTGTAGTGGAGTAAGGTTGGAGATTAACCCACCCTTGAACTCCATAGGGAATGTAGTCCATTGTACTGCCATTAGAAGCTAACTCTTCTATCTCTTAGGTATGGTGTTCTATTTATATTTATAGCTCTTAAATCTTTTATTTGTTTCTCAAACTTATCTAAAGCTAAACTTGCAGCTTGGGTATCACCTCTAAACTGGAATGCGTAATACATAGCACCGTCTATTATAGCAAACCTATACTGCTGTGGTAGTGACGGTACATCTAAAGGGTTCTCTAAATCATAGCCCATTGAGTAATACTCATAAACTATGGTGTAAGATTTGTCAGGTACAGGGTGACAGATTAGCTCCCTACTAGGTGTACGTACAATAAACTGAGGAACACCACGTATACTTGTATCTGTATTAAACTCATCATCAGCGTACTTCTCCAACCATTCTTCATATACTAGTGACTTTAGTTTTACTGTTCCTGTGTTGAGACTATTGTCTCTCTTTACACGAAACGAGTTCATGTTAATTGTTTTAGCATCTGTAGGATAATAATACTTCATAGAACCTGCAGCTAATATAAGCTCAGACTGTACATGGTTCCAAGGCCATTCAAACTCTTCTTGATTGATATGTCTGACTGCAGAGTTGACTGCATCTTTAGCTATACTGTAGTAGCCAGTAGCTGCTGCAAAGTTTGTAGAGGTAAGTGCTACCTCATTTAGTCTGTGGTTAATGTCGTTAACTAAGCCAACAAAATCATAAGCCATGTTTATCTTTCCCTAATAGGTAATATTACAGAACGCTC